AAGCTGGGCGGCCAATACCGCCACTTGCAAATGCTCTACTCCCTGCACCCGGATGGTGAAATCACCTGCAAGATCAACCCGAAAGCTATCACCCGCGAGCGGCGAAAGCTCAAAGCCTATAAGCGGCTGGTGGATGATGGCCGGATGGAATACCGCGAAGTCGAAAACAATTTCAAATCGTGGATTTGCGCCAACTACAAGTTTATGAGCAGGCAGCAAATCCGCAACATGAGCAGGCTTTTCAAAGACCTGTTCGGAAAGGACATCACATGGAAAAAGAAAAAAGGACATGGACGGTTACGCTGGCTGATGGGACAAAGCTCGAAAACCTGACCCTGAACAACGGCGCAAACACGTTTCACTCTCCCGCAGAGATCACGGAGGACACGTTTGACGGCAAGTTGTCGGAAGTCCACATTGCCGCCAGCGACGGCGATATGACCGGGTGCGCCTACCCGGACACCCTGCACGATGCAGAGCTTGTGCAGATCATGCAGCCCACCGATACCCCGGACGGCCAGTGGGCTTTTATTCTGCGGGAAATCCCGGCAGATGATCTTTTCAAGGCGAAGATTCGGGCACAGCTTGACTTCCTTGCCCTGAGCACCGACATCAATTTGGAGGATATGTAACATGATTGAGCACAGCCCGAAGTTCGATGACGTGAAGCAGCACTACGATTTTCACCTGTGGAAGAAATCCACGGTAAAGCTGGCCGTCAAAAGAAAATGGATTACGGCGGACGAGTACGAGGAGATCGTTGGTGAACCGTATGCAGCATAAAAGCTGGCCTGCCCTCTGTGAAAGCCTGCTGGACAGGCTGGAAACGCTGGGAGCGGACACTGCCACTGAACGAGCAGAGTTTGGTGTGCTGATGGTGGACTGCTGCATGAGAGGGTGCGGGGCGGACCTGCGCCCGAAAGGAGATGTTGAAGATGGCGATTAAAGCCTATTCCTATGCGAAGGATGGGAGCAAGGCTCTGAGTAAGAACTTCCATGTGCGGGAGTTTCGGTGCAAGGACGGGAGTGACCCGATCTTTATCAACGATGAGCTTGTGACCCTGCTGCAGAAAATCCGGGATCACTTCGGCAAGGCTGTGAACATCAACAGTGCTTTCCGCACTGCCAGTCACAACGCCAGGCAGAAGAAATCGTCCAAGTACAGCCAGCACCTCTATGGCAAGGCGGCTGACATCTGGATCGCTGGCGTGTCGGTGGACACACTGGCCGCCTACGTCGAAACCCTGCTGCCCGGCAAGGGCGGTATTGGCCGATACTACACGGACGGCTTCGTCCACGTTGACGTGCGGGAGGTAAAAAGCAGATGGGTGATGCAGTAAGGAGCGGGGTTTGCACCATGGTTGGAGTAATCGGCAGTCTGATCGCAAGTCAATTCGGCGGATGGGATGCTGCACTTTCGACGCTGATCCTGTTCATGGCGGTCGATTACATCACGGGCCTTGTGGTTGCCGGGGTTTTCCACGCCAGCCCGAAGAGCAAAGACGGCGCACTGGAATCCCGCGCCGGGTGGAAAGGTCTGTGCCGCAAAGGTGTGACCTTGCTGATCGTGCTGGTGGCTTGCCACCTCGACACGGTAATGGGGTCTAATTTTATCCGGGACGCTACTGTGATCGCATTCATTGCGAATGAGACCCTGTCCATCATTGAGAACGCTGGCCTGATGGGGGTGCCGATTCCAAAGGCACTGACCGGGGCTATTGAAATCCTGAAACAGAAGTCCGAACAAGACAACATGGAGGAATGAACTATGGGTAACTACAAAATCTCGACCGCAACTATCGTCCGTACTGCTTGCCTGCTGCTGGCTCTTGCCAATCAGGTGCTTTCTGCGATGGGAAAGCCCATAATCCCCATTGAAAGCAGCACCGTGGAGCAGTTTGTGACCGCTGGCATCACCACGGTCGCCGCCCTGATCGCATGGTGGAACAACAACAGCTTCACGAAAGAGGCGATTCAGGCGGACAATGTGATGGAGACCCTGAAAAAGCAGGTACATTGACCCGCCGCACAGCTGAATAAAGCATAGCACAACTCCCCGCTGGCAGCCCTAACCGGGCAGCTGGCGGGGAGCTTTTTGTTTGTCTGGAAGTTTTGCACAAAGGAGCCGCGCAAAGTGTGGAAAGTTTGCGCATTGACAACGGTATACCGCATCTTTTACGATTAAAACGAAAAGAAACGCCAAAACGGAAGGAGGAAAACGGCGTGCGAGTGTTCAAACATCTGACCATTACAGACCGATTGCGCATCGAGAAGTGGAAAAAGGAAGGGATGAGGACACGAGAGATAGCGGAGAAGCTACGGGTCAACCCCTCCACGGTGTACCGGGAATTGAAACGGGGGAGCTATGACAGGCTGAACGGAACGACGTGGGAGCTGATCCCGACATACAGCCCGGACATTGCGGAGCAGAAGTACCAGGCGCATCTCCGAGAAAAAGGACCGGGTCTCAAAATTGGAAAGGATCACGAGCTGGCTGCTTATATTGAAAATACCATTATAGAAAAGGACTGTTCCCCGGCAACGGTGTACGGCTATGCAATGGAAGAAGGACGGACGTTCAAGACACACATTTCCATCCCGACCGTGTACAGCTATATCAAAAAAGGGGTGTTCCTGAACTTGACACAAAAGGCCCTGCCGCGGCATGGAATCAAAAAGAATGAGTACCAGAAAATCAAAAAGAAGGACCCGGCAAAGGCACCGGCGGGAGAGAGCATCGAAAAACGCCCGGAGGAAGTGAAGACCCGGGAAGAATTTGGACACTGGGAGATGGACACGGTATACTCCGGCAAAAATAAAAGCACTGTTGCCCTGCTGGTGCTGACAGAGCGCAAGACCAGAAACGAGAACATCATTCTCATTCCGAATCGCCGCGCGGAAACAACGGTCCGGGCACTGGACGCTTTGGAACGGAAGCTGGGAGCAGAGAAGTTTGGTGCTATATATAAGAGTATCACTGTGGATAACGGAACGGAGTTTGCAATGGCGGATGAGATCGAGAAGTCTTGCCTGAGCGACAGCCAGCGGACCAAGGTGTATTACTGCCACCCGTATTCTTCGTGGGAGCGGGGCAGCAATGAGAACGTGAACGGCATGATCCGCCGCCGGCATCCGAAAGGAACGGACTTCTCCAAAGTCACGCCGGAAGAGATCGCCGCAACGGAGAGCTGGATCAACAACTACCCGAGAAAGATTCATGGGTACAAGAGCGCAGCTACTATGTTCCGCCAATGTCTGCGGGAACTGGGCTTGACCGCATGAACGACACGAGATGAACAACCTATCACAGAAAAGCCGATGCCGAAAGGATGGATAGCAGGTAATACATGGTAAAAGTGAACAGTAAATCGAGGCTGAAAGGCTAAAAACCTGACGGCCTGTTTGTGTTGTGGTAAAATTCACAAAAACAGAGCTGATTTTTTGGCGCATTTAATGCTTTACTTTTCAAAGTAAAAAAGAAACTCGTTTCCATCTTGACGCTCCGCAAAGAATGTGGTATTATAATAAAGTATAGAATAAATTTCCATTCAAGTGCTTCATTTGTTCGTGCCTTACAAAAAAGAAAATCGTACGTGAGTAGCGTCGTTGGATTGTTACCGTTTGGCGGGCTAGACCAACTCTGCATAGCACAAGCCGAAAGCGTGTTTCAGCCTTCGGTATGTTTGCTGTGCCAAGAGTGGTCTTTTTTATTGCCTTTTTCAACCTGAGGAGGAGAAACAATGCAATATACCGTCAAAAAAACGATCAACAACAATATTCTGCGCGTGGTGGACCCCACGGGCTGCGAGTTGATCGTTACCGGGCCCGGTCTGGGCTTTGGTGTTAAGCCTGGCTATAAAATCGAGGCCGAAACCGTGGAGCGCAGCTACCGCATGACCAGCGCTGCCATGCAGATCTTTGGACGACGAGGGCGGCTTCATTGCGCTGCACATCGTCAACGCAGAGCTCAACACCACCATGAGCGTGGTGAACGATGTCACTCGCTTTGTGGATGGCTGCGTGCAGGTGGTGGAATACTTTTACAACTGCCATTTTGACCGGGATGCACTGGATTTCAGCCGCTTTACAGTGCATTTGCGCTTTTTTGCGCAACGCGTATTTCAAGGAAAACAGGAACAGGAAAACGATACCCACGACGAAGTGTTCCGCGCCCTGATCGCCCGCAATTGCAGCGAACACTACAAATGCGCCTGCTGCATTGCGGAGTATGTGCGCAACACATGGCACAAGGAGCTTTCGGATGAGGAACTGGTGTTCCTTACGATCCATCTGAAACGGATTCGGATGGGGAAGTAAGCTTTCTTGCTTCACCTTTGATCCTCCACAGGGTCTTTCCTGTGTGGATATATATGCTGGATACGAACTTGAGAAAAGGAGAACTGAAGATGAAAGACAAGATCTTTGGCGTGCTGCAGCGCGTGGGACGCAGCTTTATGCTGCCCATTGCACTGCTGCCTGTTGCGGGCCTGCTGCTGGGTATCGGCAGCTCGTTCACCAACGAAACCATGCTGGCGGCCTATGGCCTGAACAGCGTCATCCACCCCGGTACCCTGATCTACACCATTCTGGACGTAATGAGCCAGACCGGCAGCGCCGTGTTCAACAATCTGGCGCTGCTGTTCGCCATGGGCGTGGCCATCGGCATGGCTCGCAAGGAAAAAGAGGTGGCCGCCCTGTCCGGTGCAGTGGCCTATATCATTATGAATACAGCCATTCAAGCCATGATCAATGCGGCAGGCGGCGTAGAAGCGATGCCTGCCAACTCCACCACCACCATGCTGGGCATCAC